GTACGGGTACCTCGTGTCCATAAACAAGGTGCCGAACATCACGGGCCGGGCCTCTTGGAACTACGTCAAGACCAACGGTTCTGCGGTCACGGGCCGTGCGCCGTCTGATGTGCTCTCCATGATCAACGCTCTTTTTGACAGAGGCCTTACATTCTGGCATACTGACGATATCGGAAACTACGCACTGCCAAACGGCATAGTTTAGGAGGCATGGATGGACTCACTTTACAATTGGACTCGCCTCCCGAACGGGGGTATCCCCAAAGGCTTGAAGGGAAACAAGGTTCAACAGGAGAACGACTACCTGAACCAGGATACGTACCTGGCTTACATGTGGCGCCTGTATGACCTCGCTATCAGCGTGTTCGAGTGGAAGAACCTGCCCGAGGGGATCAACGAACGCCAGATGGAATGGTGGCTTCTCCGGAACGGTGCATTCGTTTTCCTCTACGACGAGGCGATTAAGGACGATCCCTACCAGCGCAGCCCCGAGGGCTACGCCGTCATGCAGGTGCTTCTCCAGGGAGGCTTCGATATCTACAACATTCCCAAGGAGCGTACTGCGTACTCGGTCGACCCGCAGCACAACAACATCCCCTGCGATATCACCAACTCGGTGATCTGCTTCAACAACAACACGCGCACGCCGACCTTCCTCACCCTTGACCTTTACGCCAAGATGCTCTGGCAGGCGGAGCGTACCGTGTATACGAACATCGCGCAGCAGAAAACGCCGAGAATTGTCAAGTGCACGGAGAAGCAGCGCCTAAGCCTGCAAAACCTATTCGCCCAGGTGGACGGGTTCATGCCAGTGTGCTGGGCGGATAAGGACTTGGACTTGACCGGCGTGGAGGTGCTGGACACGGTGTCTCCTTACGTGGCAGACAAGGTGCAGATAGTGAAGCACCAGATCTGGAACGAGGCGCTCACCTTCCTCGGGATCGAGAACACCAATTCCGACAAGAAAGAGCGCATGGTATCGGACGAGGTGCTGAACAACATGGGCGACGTGGAGGCCCAGAGGTTCACGCGCCTCAATGCCCGCAAGCAATTCTGCAAGGAGGTCAACGAGCTGTTCGGTCTTAACATCGATGTTGAATTTCGGACGGGAGTGTATATCAAGGGAGATGGGGATACGTTCGAAGAAACTGATGGTATGGAGACGTCGGACGATGAAACCGAGTCTGGGCAGTCTCTTTGGAAGCGGATGAAGAAGGCATTGAAGGGAGGGAAGTAAATGAGCAAGTACACGACGGAGCTTAGGTTTATCGTAGAGCAGGGATTGCAGTCTAGGCTTGTGGAGAACATCGAGGCTAACTGGCCTCTTATCTACTCGGATATCGGCCTTGATGATTATCCGATTTTCCAGGAGGCATACCGCGAGACGCTCAATAACAAGATCATCCGCCACTACTACACGCGAGAGATTGGTGCGGAAACGGTTGGTCGATGGCGTATGTTCGTGCGGGATGCGATGTTTCTGATAATGCCGTACTACAACCAGCTCTATGAGTCCGAGGTTTTAGCAAAAGGAATGGAGCCTCTTGGGGATCGAAACATCCAGAACGTCGATAAGGCGTCCGGTTCCTCCACGACCGACTCCACGTCCACGTCGGACACGACCGACGTGTTCCAGGACACACCTCAAAATGAGATGATCCCGGCTCAAATCAAGAATCTCCAGTATGCCACGAACGTCACCATCGACTCGGGGACAGGCACGGGGCATGCGAGCGGCACCTATGAGAACACGGTGAATCACAACGAGTCGGGGTACGTGCGCCCCCAGGCCGAGCTTCTGCGCATTTACCGAGACACGTTCTTGAATATTGACAACGATGTAGTGCATGATCTAGAATTAGCCCAATGTTTCATGACGATATGGTAAGGAGGGTGTTATGGATGTTCCAAGCCCTATTCCAACAGGGCAGTTAGGCCCCTTCCGTTACTGGTGCCAGCGGGTACTTCCCGCCGTGTACGGGGATGAGCTGTCCTATTACGAGATTCTCTGCAAGGTGCGAGACAAGCTCAATGACACGATCACGATCCTGAACCAGCAGGGTGAGAACGTGAACGGGCTTATCACGCTTTACAATGAGCTGAACACACGGGTGACTGCGCTTGAAAACGAAGTGGATGATATCAAGAACGGTAAGTACGTGGAACTGTACCTGGACTCGATCATTACTTGGATAGATGCGAACTTGCAGCAGCTTGTGAGCCGTATCGTCAAGTTCGTGTGCTTCGGGCTTTCCGATGATGGGTACTTCACGGCTTACATCCCGGCTACGTGGGCTTTCCTTTCGTTCGACACGGTAGCAACTTACGATGACCCTGATTACGGCAAGCTCATTATCAAATGGTAAAGGAGAGTTAAATGGCTACTACAACCAAGAACATGCTGGTAACCGCCGGGAACGCCAACGCGAGCGTGACGGCACAAGTTACCGATTCTATGCCTGGGGTTCCCTGTCCCGGGCCTGGAGGATATACGTACAAAGGGCTGCGATATGTGCCGGTGTTCGCTGATCCTATCGAGTGGAGCTCGGCTAACTCTTACGAGGCGTTGACCGTAGTGCTCCATGAGGGGAACTCGTATACTTCAAAACAAGCCGTGCCGGTGGGCGTGGATATTTCCAATGAGACGTTCTGGGCTAAATCGTTCGATTTCAACGCGCAACTTGAGAATACCAGGCAGGATGTCGCCCGGTTGGAATCGAACGTGAACGAGTTGGACGCCTCCCTTAAAACAACCCAAGGGGACTTGTCTGCTTTAACGGCCAGGGTGGAGGCGGTGGAGGGGTTGACGGTGACCCCCGAGCAATTCGGCGCGAAAGCCGATGGGATGACCAATGACCTGGCGGCGTTTAAAGCGCTCGGGGCGTACTTAAAAGGTAAGTCGGGCGTCAAAGTCGACATGAAACCAGGCGCAACGTATTTCATCTCATTCCCCGACGATGCGGCAGACTTCATAGCGTTGAATATGAACAATGCCAACAACGTTGATATTGCGGGAAACGGTTCGTTGGTTCACGTTGCGTCTAACGTGAACACGAAGTACTTCGTGAACATCGCCAACAGCACCAACGTTTCAATACATGATTTCACCGTTTACAGCGAGTTCGACAAACCGTCGCAGGCATTCGGCAATCATTCGCGCGAGAACCCCATTGGTTCGAACATCAATCCAATCGTGTTAACCAACAACGGTGTTAAGAACGTGAACATTCATGATATGCGCTTCCGTTACGTCTCCGTTGCCATCGACTGCATAAAATTGGAGTCAGTGAACACAAGGTCGCAAGGGTTGACTGTGACTGATTGCGTTTCGGAATACCACGCAATGTTCTTGTTCGCCAACAGATACGATAACATCAACGTGAAAGGATGCAAGCTAACTGGTGCGTTGAAGTACGGGGACGGTGACCACTCGTTTTACTTCAGGGGCAAGGTAGACCAGGTGTCGATTAGCGAGATAGAGTCTGATAACGACACGTATTTTGGCCCCGACATGCTGTTCTATCCTGAAAACCCAAATGAGACGTACGATTTCGTGACTTTCATCGACAACTACAAATGCACAGGAAACGCGTTCATTGCCGCGTATACTGGCGGAACCATATTCGTCAACGACTACGTGTTCGTCCAAGCTGATGAAAGCGCACATGCGTCGAGCACCAATTATCCGGTTTTTGGAATTCGATCAGCTACCACTATTATTGCAAGCAACGGAAGTGTAATTAATAAAAACCTAGTTTACGGCACGAAAGGCAAACTTATAGTGAACAACGTGAACATGGTTAATTCCACATACGGGGTGGTTAACCTTCCCAAGAACGCTAACATTGAGATAACCAACAGTGTGCTAGAGGCTCCTACGCTGGTTCTATCCAGCGAGCAAGGCGCGCCCTCCACTAGCGTCGTTGTAAGGAATAGCAAGTTTACGAAGACCACTTCATCTCAAAACTATGCCATAGCCGCGCGCGCCCTGAACACGGTTGTGGAGGTATACGGCTGTGAAGTGAACCTGGGAGCCGCATGGTCGATGTTTTCCAATTCTGCAATTGAAAGCGTTTGCTTCGCCAAGTTGAATGATGTTTACAACGATGCAGGAAACGCCGTCATAGGAACGCTAAGCAGTTCAAGCAAGGCATATGGCAACTATTTGAATGGCACGCTGCCGGTGGCCACCAATGCCTAACGAACCCACAGGCGGAGGAAACCCCAACTTCTGGACAACGTTCAAGGGCCGGTACACCCTCGTGCCGGCCTCCTCGGCTGCCTTCGACAAAAACGTTGTCATGCTTTCCTGCACCAACGACGTGCAGATCATCGGCGACTGCGACCTGGCGGGCTATACCGCCGGGTCGGAGGTTGCCACCCTGCCAGAAGAGTGCAGGCCAGGCAAAGTCGTGAAAGTGCCTGTTGTTGCAAACGACGGCACCGAGGATCGTATTGCGGTTCTCACCGTGAACCTGGACGGAACTATCACGCTTCCATTCGACTATGAGACAGGGCATGTGTACTTCTCCGGCATGAACTTCAACATAAGCGACAATTGGTACTAAGGAGGGATCAAAATGAATGTTAACGATATTGTCACTCTTATTGGTAGTCTGGGCTTCCCTATCGTTGCATGCGTGGGCATGTTTTACCTTTACAATCGTACTCTTAAAGATTTTACAGCTACTCTTGGAGACATTGTCACGCAGATTAAGGAGCTGCGGGAGGATATCAAGGAGCTAGTGGGCGGAGGCAAGAATGCTTAGGGGAATCGACATATCGAGCCACCAGGGGGATATCGACCTGGCTCCTCTTACTATCGACTTTGTGATTGTTAAAGCAAGCGAGGGAACAGGTTATATAAACTCATGGTGTGATCCAAAAGTTCAACAGGCTAAAAGCCTTGGGCTGTTGTGGGGGTTCTATCATTTTGCGCGAGAAAATAATCCGGTTAATGAAGCGGCTTACTTCATCAACAACTGTCGCGACTACTTCACAAAGGGC